GACTTGCTAATAATTCGTTATTGGTTGTCGCTTTTCTGTTTGTATCGTATTCTCGATATGAAAGGAAAGTTGAACCTCCGTACCATCGTTGAACCCTCGACGGCTAACCCTAAGGTAATCACGGACTTTTCGGAGTTCGTGCCTATCTTTTGGGCTGGTCTGAAGGTGTTCCTCGGTCGTACGGTCGTTCCTATTGTGGAGAAGGTTGCGGGGGGGGGACCTATTCCAGCTCTGTCTTTGCTAGAAGCAAAGCCTGAGTTGTTGAGTAAGTCAGCTCCAGTTGTTTCTGATGCGGCGTTGGAAGTAAAGATGGCTTCCACGTCACCTCAATCTATATTATTGACGTCCAGGGTTTGGGTGGCTATCCTGAAGACTACGGAACTTGGAAAGGCTTTCAAGTTATGGTGCACGGATACCAACAATATTTGGTTGTTGAGAAATATGGATTCCTGGTCCCGCGGGGCTCTCGATCCTCGAACCCCTAACGTTGGGGTCGAGCGTCGCACGGGTAAGGTGGTGGACGTTTCGGATGGGTTAATTGCAAAGATGTTTGCATCAGCCAGGAAGAAATGGCCCGTTAAGTTACTTAACGTGGCTTACCGCCAGATATTAGGAAAACTGGGGACTAAGGTGGAACCGGCAGGGAAAGTCAGAGTCTTCGCCATGGTGGATCCGTTTACGCAGTGGTTACTCCGTCCTCTTCACGAGGCCTTGTTCTCACTGTTTAGACAGATCCGTCAGGACGGTACACACAATCAGGTTAAACCGCTGGTTGCGTTGATTAAGGAGCGCGATGTTCTTATTAGGGAGAATAGACGTCCCGGTTCCCGACCTACGGGTTGGGTCCGACTGGGGCTGAATGTACCGAAGAAGGCGTATGCGCTCTTTTCTTTCGATCTTACCGCTGCTACGGATCGATTACCGTTGGCGATTCAGGTCGCATTGCTAGGCCCGGTCCTTGGGCCGCGTCTAGCCAAGGCGTGGGCGTCCTTATTAGTTGCACGAGATTATTACATATATCTTAAAGATGAGTATGGTGTTGGGTCTTTACAACCTCAACGTTATGCCACCGGGCAACCGATGGGAGCGCTTTCGTCTTGGGCCATGTTGGCCTTGACTCACCACTGTATAGTACAGTGGGCTTGGTATCAAGTATGTACTCGTAATCAGGAGGGGTGGAGCTGGTACCGTCATTACGCAGTATTGGGCGACGATATTGTGATAATGGGGGGACAGGTGGCTGATGCCTATGTTGCGATCATGAAGGGCCTAGGGGTCCAGATTGGAGCGCACAAGTCATTGGTCTCACGGGATGGAACTTGCCTTGAATTCGCAAAACGTACATTCTTTAAAGGGAATGACGTCTCTGCTGTATCTCTGGCAGAACTTTTGGTCTCGCGGAAGAACTTGTCTGCGGGTCTAGAATTATGTCGGAAGTATGGTATGGGCCTGGGAGCTTATGCTAAGTTCCTGGGCTACGGATACAAGGCAACGGGATCATTGACGAAGCGTCTATGGTCCCTTCCGTCTCGGTTGAGAAACTACCTGGTAGCGTATCATGGACCGTCAATGTCTCTGTTTCAGGGAGTGTTACCTTGGCTGACAATGCGGTCTCTCCAGTCTACTTACAAAGTGACTGAGGGGGCCCTGTTGAAGGCTAAGGAGCTATTACTAGGGCCAGAGGTAAAAGAAGTTTTATCTCGACTTGATAGGATAGCGAACGGATTGTGCGAGCCGTTCGATCCCGATAACTTCGAGAAGCAGGGTCATCTGATCCCTCACGGGGCGGATCTCGGTAGGTTTCCTTATCATCCTGGTTTAAAGGGCATCCCTAAGGATGTCCTTCGGCTGCTTGATAATGTGGTCTACAGGGATCCGTTCGTGGAGGCTTTGGGGGCGGTTCAGACTTTACGTGCCAGAGTGACAGCTCTTGGGGATGGAGTTATTGACCATCTTCCGGAACTGTGGTCGGCTCTTCAAGAGATTGAGGAGAAGATCGGAGCGATACCATCCATGGATAGGCTGACGGCCGCTCCTAGCCTTAATCGGCTAGGGGAGGGTCTTAAGCTCATTCGTCGGTGGGAGCGTCTCTCACGTCCATTCCGTTCAACGACAAAGTAAGTCGAGAGGAGTTATACCTCTCGCTATCGATGAACCCTTGG